TTTAACAGGGCATAAATTTTAAATTAAATCTTTCAAAAACTTTTGTACTTTTTCATAAAAAAAATTAAGGGGGGGGGGGAGAGGGGGGGGTAAAATTAGCAATTTATGGTGCGAATCAGTAGCATATAAAGTTTTATTATCTTACTATAAATCAATACAAAGTAGCAAAAGTAGCAATGGCTATTTTTAATTGTAGTTTTTGTAATTACTTTTCAGATAGAAAATATAATCTTAATAAACACATAACTGCTAAGCATTTTAATGTAAAATGTGAAAAAACACATGTTGAAAAACTCGGTGAAAATGTTTGCCCAAACGGTGAAAATGTTTGCCCAATCGGTGAAAATGTTTGCCCAATCGGTGAAAATGTTTGCCCAAACGGTGAAAATGTTTGCCCAAAGTTTTTCTGTCAAAAATGTAATAAAAAATATAAATCAAAAAGATATTTGAATAAACATGAATCAAAATGTAAAGGTGTAGATGAATTAACATGTCCAAAATGTATGATATCTTTTACAACAAGGTCTGCAAAATCAAAACATATAAAAGCAAATACCTGTAAAGCAAGAAGTATTATTTATGCAAGAGAACCAAATTTTCAAAACATCATTCAAAATCAGACAATAAATAATATTCAAAATAACACTATTCAAAATAATACAATTCAGAATAATAATCTTATTATAAATAATTTTGGTTGTGAAAGATTGGATCATATATCACATGACGAAATTATGAAAATGTTAATGTCAGGAATAAACACATTGCCTATGTATATAGAAAAAAAACATTTTGATAAAAACTTTCCAGAAAATAATAACATAGTATATACAAAGGAGAATAAGTGCAAAGTATTGGAAGATAATTGCTGGAAAGAAAAAGATATCAATCTTTTATCTTCAAAACTTATTCAAGACAATAGTCAAATACTTTTATTATATTGTGATCAAAACGAAATAAAAATAACAGAAGAAATCATGGATGAAGAATTGTATGCAAGAGTAAAAAATAAATTATTCATAATTTATAACAAATCCGATAATGAAAAGTATAATCATATCATAAATATAATCAAAGAATTAGTTAAAAATTCATATAATTAAAAAAGTACATATCAATGTAAAAAATATTTTTACATAAAAATAAAAATAAAATTCTGAAAATGACGTGATATGTACTTTTTTTACATTAAAGGTTTTAAAATTTTGTGTTTTTTAATTATATTTGAAATATTCGTTGATGATATTTGTTTCTTACTCTTTAAAATATTTTTAAAGCATTCTATGTGAAAAGCAACGATTTTATATAATTCTTTTTTCATATCTTTTGATGCTTTTATTCCATGGTATGATATGATTTCGTTAATATATTGATTAATTATTTTGGAAAACATTTTGTTTGATTTTTTTGATCCACCAATTTGAGGTCTAGCATAGTCTCCACTAAAATCTATATTTAAAATGTTTTCTGTGGAGTTATCAGCATTATACATTATTTCAGGGGATCCCATATATGAAGCACAGCCTAAGCGACTTCCTCCGTAAACTTCGGTTGGATTGTATTTAAAATTACAATTGTTTTCAATATATTGTTTACCAACTGCTATGGTTTTATCTGTAATTTTGTCACTAGCATTTAATAATGCTATGAGACTCATCATTGATATAATATTAAACATAATAAATTCAATATGTAATGCAAACAGAGTGACTACTTTTTTCAATTCATTGTCATTGATGTTTATCTTATTTTCTAACAAAAACTTTTCAGAAAAATCACAAAGACGTTGAAAATTTTCCATTATCTAATAATTATTATGAAAATAATTCTTACAATATATTAAATATGGAAAATAATATGTTCAATGGTCGCGTAGATATACTTTCAAATTCTGGTTCTCCTTTGGATTTTTTGAATGACAATAATAGTTGCACAACAACAGAAGGACATGATGCTATGTCACGATCTATGGAACACACACCAGTATCTTCTTTGTTTTTTTCACGATTAAACATTGATTCTCTACATACTGGCATATGTAATATGGTTTATAATAAGTCAGGGGGTAAATATAATATAGGTAGACAAAGCGAAACAGAATTAAAAATTATCATGCGTTCAATATATTTCGAGTCTTTAAAAAATTCATCTCAAAATTTATTTATATCACTCGCACAATCAAATAAAACATCAAATAGTTCTGTCGTAGAATCTGTCAAAAAATTAAATAAAAGTGTTTTGGATTGGGTTGTTCCCAAGATAATCACAAATATGGAACAGTTTGACAAATATAAAAAGGACATTAGTACATTACCAAATCCAATGGATAGACCAACATTTACAAGTACTTCTGGAACTAAACAGCTAGAATTACAATCGTTTTTCTAAAAAATATATAGCATATTATTATAGAGTAATCAAGAAATATGTCTACTATAGAAAACAAGGATGTATCAAATCTTACAGAGGAAGAACAAACTATTCATTCTAACAATAAAATACGAATGTTTAAGATAACAATATTGGTATGTGCTATATATGGTACAATATCATTGATAGGATTATTTATATTTTTCCTAACATCGTGGGGGAAAATAATATACAATGAATTATTCCCGTTTTTCATAACATTAATTATAGGTATGATATCAATAGTTGTTTTTCTATCAAATGAAATATATAATATGAAGCCAAAAATCAGTGAAAATAATTTAAAATATGATTCAGAAATGTGCCCTGATTATTGGAATCTAAAACAAACGCCAGTTGATATTGTTAAGAATAAATTTACGAATAAACCAGGCGTAAATGTTAATAATTTTTCATATCAATGCAAAATGAACAATGATATTTTTTCAAATGAAAGCATAATTGAAAACGATATGAAAAAAGAGGAAAAAAATGGATTTCAACTTGGTGACAATAACTCTTTATATGTAAATGTTGACGGCGATTCAAAAGATAAACTGGGAATTAAAAAAGAAGATCAATTTAATGCTTTCAAAAAAATTGCTGCAGATATGAGTGGGTATACTTACAATAGCAATACTAAGACATTGAAAAAGGATAATGAATATGCATTTTCAGCAGGACAAAAACAATTTAATGAAAACAATATACCATTATCTTGTGATACAGTTTATCCACTTTATATGTCGGTAATGGATCAAGAAAACACGAGAAAGAATCCATCAGAACCATCAAACCGTTTTAGATGTGCATATGCTAAAGCATGTGGGGTTTCATGGACAGAGGCGGGATGTTCTTAATAAAATCTTAATCTTGCAATAATATAGATTTAGAATGAATTACGATTTGATGTTACTATCCGTCATTTATATTATAGATATTATACTATATTTTGTGACATTTAGTTGGATAGTTTTATTGGAAAAAAATAAATGCAACTGCAGTAGTAACTGGAAACGATACTTTATAAAATATTATATTATATTTATATTAACAATTATTCTTTTCGTAATTATTTTACAATTTCTACCAAAACATATCACAGTAAGATATTCTAAATACATACATAGCATTGGAATGTTTATCTTACTAACAGAATTAATATATGTATGTGTAGTTTTTATTTATATTAAAGATCTTATTAACAATAACTGTAAATGTAGCGATATGCCACAGCGCGATATAACATTACTATATTCTGTAACAGACATAGTAATATTTGTTGTATCTTTAATATATGCAATATCTTTAATAATATATCGCATTTTGAAAAAATAGGGCAATATTATATATAAGTTTAGCATATATTTGTAATATAATTTCGATTGACAATGGGTTTTAATGTTGAGAAAAAACGCCGTATAGTATTAAAAATCCAAAAGTTCAAAAAATATACGGACAAGAAATTCAAAAAAGATTTAATAGACTACATTAATAACGATGTGTTTTCATCGCATGTTATAAAAAAAACAATAAAAACAATAATTTCACAAATTTTGTGGTTATGTGATATATATTTTGATAATATTTCATCAAATATTGAAAGTCTTTTGAAAAACATTGGAAGCGTTAGTGAGTTTGAATGTATATTTGCAGATAACAATATATTTTATATTGAAAACTTCATTTCATATACTATACTTAATTTCAAAAAACACTTAAAAACATCAATAAACATTTTTGATTTTTTCCAGACAATTTTCTTTGATTGTATATATAACGAGTCTTATAAAAAAATACCAGATAATATAAAATATCCACAAATATTTAATTTTTGCAATAATTATTTGTGGAGCAATATAAATATTGTATCAATAGTTTTTCAAATCATTGTGATTGTAGATAGTATATCCGGGTATCAACTAAAACAAATGATGTTTGGTTATAAAAAACATAATAAAACATTCAATATAGAATCTATTTTTACACATGATAGAATTAAAATAATTAGTTTGACATTATTCAAATTATTCACAAAATATTTTCATGAATCCTGTAACAAAATTATTATAATCAATGAATTTATTTGTACAGAAAAACATACAATTATTAAAACGCTAACTTATCTTAAAAGCCATCCTAAATTTTTAAGATTTTATGTTTCGCATATATTGAGTAATTATAATATTTTGATAAATGATGAAATAGACGATATAGCAACCCGTTTCAAAACAATGTGTAATATAAGAAAAAATCATATTAATAAAAATGGATCAAAAATAAAAAAATACATGAATATATGTAATGCTATTTATATCAAAATTACATTTGGAAGCTTTTTCAATAAAGTTGAAAACGTGTTAAATAGTATAATAGAGAGTAAATAATCAAAATTATATAAATACATATAAAAAAATGATATTATAATTATAAATATGTAAACAACAATGCATACTGGTATTATTTCTTTTGCTAATAGAATTGTTTATAATATCAAAACAAATGACATGAAAGATGTGATATTAGAACAATTGTATTCATTATACGGAATTAAAATAATTCAAAAACAATATCATAAGTTGGATGATAATAATATTAAACATATCAAAAGTGATAATCATTTATGCTGTCTTCGTAGTAATGGAAACCCTTATTATATGTTTATGACAACATACAATGATATTCCAATTATTTATTTTATTGATAAAAAAATTCATCCTGGATATCAAAAACCTAGAATTTTACTTGTAAGAGGGCTATTTGATGAAGAATTATATAAAAATACACTAATGGACGGTGAAATGGTCAAATGTAATGACAACACATGGTCGTTTATCTTCAATGATATTATAGTATATAAAGGAAAGCATTTGGTAGATATAATTCTGCCCAAAAGATTAGAAATAATATATGAATTACTAGATAAAGAGTACGTTCCCGACGATACAATAGATGTTTGCAGTTATAAGGTTAAAAATTACTTTGTTCCATGTTACGAAAGTATTGAAGAATTGATAACAATATCTAAAAAACTTAATTATACATGTAGAGGTATATATATGTGGTCTTATCATTTGCGTTATAAAAGTAAGTTATACAACTTTGACGAAGATAAAATTGTTAATGTTTTTAGAAAAGTTAAAGACGAAACCAAATTTCAAACATTTGAAAATATTGAACCCAATGTGGAACAACTTGAAGAAAAGACGACATCTAGCAATATTGAGATCAATGATAAAGATGAAAAAATACTATGGATTTCAAAGACAGATTATCCAGATGTATACAATTTATATAATACAGATAATGCATCTTCAAGTGAAAAAATTGGAATTGCACTTATTCCAAATATGATTACTAGTAAAATGGTAAGAAATGCATTTAAAAATAAAAATGCTGCAACTGTATTAATGACAAAATGTAAATATGATACCAAATTTAATAAATGGTTTCCTATCGAAATTCAATAGTAGAAATAGTATTATTCGGCATCAATTATATTTAATAAATCTTGTATAGAACATCTTCTAAAAGGATTAAACACGCTTGACATTTCGCATAACGCATCGTATTTTTTTTCATTCTCGACTGTATCAAAAGAAATTTTTTTTTTCAAGTTATATAGAACTAACGATATTGAAAAAACATCGGCTTTGACTACAAATTCGCGACTGTGATATATATCTTCGATCTTATTAAACTGTTTAGCATGTATATCATCGAAAATGTTTTTAAATTCGTTAATATAGTCAACCGTTGTATATTGTTTTGGTAATAATTTGTACATATTATAATGAGTTTCGTAATATTTATTTAGTAATTTTGTTTCTGTTGTAAGTTCATATTGCGCTTTTGATAAACATTCATCAAAAGATAAAATTTGATAATAATAGTTATATAGCAGATATATAATATAAAACTCTGGAGGATGAAATGGATATCCATATTCTAGCAAATATCCGCTACTATCATAATCATATACTTCTTCAATTGTACATGACAATCCAAAATCAATTATACTAAATTTATTTCCATTATATAAAATATTTGTAGGTTTGATATCGCGATGAATGATATTATTATTGTGTAATGCTTGTATTCCAATTAATAATGTTTTTATCATATCCATACATTTATTATAACCAATAGATCCTTCAATCTTATTCAAACAACATCCACCATTTTCAAATATTATTTGATATATATTATTGCAACAATACATATTATCAATGACCCTTTCATAAAAAGATTTTTTATGTATAACTGAAAGTTTTTCTAGTGATTTTATTTTATCTATTTCTAAATCATTTTTGTCTAAAATACAAGCGTCTTTGATTTCTACCGTAAAGTCTGTATAATGAGGTATTTGTTTTATTTTTTCTAATATTCTAACTTCTTCTTCAAAATCATATTTGGTGTCTGTTCCAATAAAAACTTTACCAACATCATTATTATTAACTACATTAGAAGAAATTAAAAAAAAATGTTTTTGTTGATGCGTGCAATATATTGGTGGTGTAATCACTTTGCTATATCCGCCTTTGCCGATCATTTTATAACAAGTCATGATAGTATATTTATAAATATAACGAGAATTATATTTAATACAAAACAAAATATTTGAATAAATAATCTATAATTGAGATACACGAAGTTTGAAAATAGAAACAATTTCATTGATACTTTTTCTTTTAAGTGGATTATGTTCTTTACAATAACTGAACATCTCTTTTACAAAATTTTCTTGCCTTTCTCTTTTTTGTTTATCAAAATTGTCATATGTGGTTATATCATTTAATTTACTAAATAATGACGTCAATGAATATATATCTGATTTTAATGCCATAGTTCTATCAAAAATATTTTCAAAAGTAATTCCATCTAAATTGTTTTTGAATTTTTCCTTAATATCTCTAATATATTCGTTCAGTGCATTTTTAACAATATGCATATTCATTTCACCATGTTTTGATAATAATGCTTGATTAAATGCATTATCAAAATTGATGTAAGTATTCATTTCATTTAAAAAATCTTCTCCTTTTTTATATCTGTATTGTAACATATGATTTGCTATAAGGAAGTCATCCGGATAATAATAATATTGATTACTAGATTTTAAAATATACTTATTATTTTCATTAAAAACATTATCTGACGTTGTTGATAAACCAAAATCAATTAATGATAATTTATCACCATTAAATAAAATATTAAGAGGTTTAATATCAAGATGTACAAAACCTACACTATGCATTCGTTGAACACCTAGTAAAAAAGGTTCAAGGATTTGTATAAGTTTTTCAAACGTTATACTAGTATTTAGTGTGTTTAATGAATGTAATGATTTGCCGCCATTTTCAAGAACAATTTGATACACAGATCTGTTATTATTTTCGGCATGATTATCTAATATACATTTGTATACATCTTGAATATTATATATATCATTGATATTAATTTCATTTTGTGTTATAAGTTTTACAGTGAATGTATTATTAGGATCAATATTGTATCTTTTTATTATATCAAGTTGTCTTAGTTCATCATCAAATTCATCTTTTGATTTAAATAATTTTCCTACATAATTATTATCTACATAATTGTCAGTAGTATTTTTCATTAAGGCGGGTTGTATAACACAACCAAATGAGCCACTGCCAAGTAATTTGAATGATGGGGGCAAATATTGTTGATCATTATATTCTCCCCCCCTCTTATTTTTATTACTTTTTTTTAATTTCATCTTAATTAATAATACTATTTTTTATTTTTTTAATTATTATATTCATTTTAATAAGTAATTCAAATGAACATTAGCAAATTGCATATTTTCATTTTCATGATAATCATTTAGAGGTATATTAGGAACATATAGTTCATTTGTATGCGGTAGTGTAGAATCATATGATGGTTTATACATTAGTTCATTTATAAACCCTTTATTTTTTATAGTTTCATTTTCTGTGAATAAATTTATTTTGTATTTATTATCATCAGCATTGGTTTTTTGTTCTTGTTTGAAAATTTTTGGTGGACATCTAATTTTATCATTACGTCTGTCTTGTAAATATTCGTCTTCTTCTAGTTTATAAATATCATACGAGTAATATATGTATATTATAAAAATTGAAAATAATATAATAAATATTACCCAATTATTTTCCATCTACTTATTATTAAATGATATTATTTCTTCATGTCTAAATAATATCACTCATCATCAATAAAAGAGTATTTTTTATCCTTCGTACTTTCAATATCAATGCTTTGATTATCAATGTAGTTTTTTATATTGTAGTTTTTAGATTTATAATATTTGATTCTAGAATATCCTTTTCTAATAAAAATCGAAAAATCATCAAAAATATCGATACATAAAGGAATATATTTTCTTTCCGATGGTTTTTCACGAAGTATGCGTCCAATTGATTGTTGGATATCTGATATAGGACTAGCAAATATTACAGTGTTAAGGGTTGGTATATTCATTCCTTCTGATGCCATTTGGTATGTTGCAAGAATAATTTGTGCATTAGATGCTTCATCTAAATCTTTTTGTGACATTCCTCCAACATAATATCCAATTGATGTATGAATATCATCATTATTTTTAAAATAATTTTCAAAGTCGTTAAGTTGTTTTCTTCTTTCACTAAGAATCAAAATTTTCCTTTCTTTTTCGGTTTTCAATATATCTTTAATAATATCAATTACAAATTGTGTGCGAGGTTGATATGAACAAATATTATTTATCATACCTGTACAATTTGGTTTGCCATTCCACATCTGTAAGTTTTGACTATAGTTTATATCAGGTGTAAAATATTTATGTATTTGAACATTTACATCAATTGATTCGGTTGTAGTTTGTTTATAAACAGATTTGCCAATAAAACTTTCAAATACCTTTCTCATTCCATCCTTGCGATTCAAAGTAGCACTCAAACCTAAAATCATAGATGTATTTAATTTTTTGAATGCTCTGCAAAAGACTTCAGCACCAAGGTGATGAACCTCGTCGATAATTACAAGACCAAATTCTTTAAATATATCATTATCATAATTTCTTAAAGCAAGTGATTGAAGAGATGCAATAACAAAATCTTTATTTTCGACATCGACTTTAGATTGTTTAATTAAACCAATTCTCGCAGCTGGAACAAAGTCTTCTACTGTTTTTTTGAATTGTTGATTCAAAAAATCTTTGTGAGATACAAATAAAGTTTTTTTCTTAAAATGACATGCAATATATACGCTCATAATAGTTTTTCCAAATCCACATGGTACAGATATGATTCCTCCTCTTTTTGAAGGATCTTGTGCTGCTTTTATAAAATTATTTACAGGTTCTTGTTGTTGTTGTCTTAAAGTCCCATTAAATATCATATTTTCGCATGTTTTTCCTTCAGCAAGTGTACATTTATTTGGAATACCATATTTCTGCAATCCATAATATCTTGGTAAATAAAGATATTTTTCACTTTCACAATATATTGGAAATGATACAGGATCCCCATTCGTCATCGCAAAGTTGATATTGGGTGTCATTGTTAAATCTTTCTTTAATGTTTTGATAAGTTCATCATTGTTTTCTTTTGAAACACCATATCCATTAAACGTTAATACAGTTTTCATAATTATATCATTTATATAACTTAAATTGTTTTTATATATTTGATAAAAATATATTATAACAAGATAATAGATATGGAAGATAATGTTTTTAAAGTCTCATTAAGAATATTTGCGTTATTATTGTTAATAACAATTATATTAATGGACGATTTCCCGTTTTATAAGAAGATGATTTATAAAGACACGCAATTATTTATAGGAATATTAATAATATGCTGTATATATTATGATGCAACACTCGGTTTTATATTAGCCCTTTGCTTATTCTTAATATATTACGAAATTTATAGCAAACTAAAAACAAAAATAAATAATAATGAAAAATCAAAGTATGCTAAAGATAAAAATTCAAAGGAAACATTCTTTATATCAAACGATGATATACAAAACAAAATAGAGGAAACTAAAAAAATAGAGAATGAAAATGATGTCATACAATTAAATTATATATCTGATGAACATTTGATTGCAGCACAAAATAATATAGTAGATATAGAAAATTATATGTCAGAAATAAAAGGAATAGATAAAGGATTCAATAATGAAGGTGTATATGGCGCACAGGGTTTAGATAGTACAAATTTAAACAAAGAAGGCTATGATCAAAATAATATATATGCGTTGGTATTATAGAAAAAAATATCTTATACATGTAGGAAAATGTCAAATAAACAACAAATAGGATATGGAAAAAGAAATCGTAGTCCCACTGACGATGATATGTTATCTAGTATGATGAGTGGAGTAAAATTAGCCCGTCGTGCTGGCCCAGTTGCACAATTACACGATTCTCTTTCTCAGCAAGTTACTGGTACAAGAAAGAGAACACAACCAAATCGTTTAACGTATGTTCCTAAACATGCTGTGAAATATCCAACACAACGCAGATATGTTTCTAAAGAAGAAAGAAAACAATTCAATCAACAAAAAGATGAACTATTTCAATTATTTAGTCTTATGAGCATCAAACCACATTCTCCTGCTGCCAAATCATCATCTCCTCCTAAATCGCCATCTCCTAGATCATCGCCCGCTGCCAAATCACCATCTCCTAGATCATCGCCTGCTGCTAAATCAGGTCCTACAAAACGCCCAGATCTAGAACGATATAGACCCCGTGATAGATTTATGTAAAATTAGTTAACTATATGACATTATAATACATTAAACCATATAGCATTAAAAATGTAAATACAACATTTATATATATATCTTTATCTTGAAATATTGAAGATATTTGTGGTGGCAATTTCATAAGAACCATGCTTAAAATATTTGTGTTCAAAAATATTAAAACTATAAAAGTTATAATAACAACTCTTTTCACTATATTGAAATCAATTATTTTTTTACCTGAGTTATTATATCTTAGATCAAAAGAATTTTGAGTTATAGGCGCTTGATTATTCATATTTTGTTCTTGGTGTATTTGTTGTTCGGGTTGTTCACGTTTTTCTTGGATACTTTGATTAATATTTTCATGCATTGATGCAGCATTTTGTGCTAAAATCTGCTCATCTGTTGACTTGAATTCATCAAGGACATTTTGTATAATTGGATCTTCTAATATGCTTGTTTCTGTAACATCGTTTTTCATTGGAAGTTTAGTCAGTGGTGTGCTCATATTCATTGCACTACTTTGATTCGTGGTATTTGGAAACATTGGCATTGATGCCATTATATAATCTAATATATGAAAATAACAAAAATAAAAAAAGGTAAACGCGTAAAGTAGTAAATGATTTAGTTTTCGTTAATATTTGATTTTATAGCTACTTTATTCATAGGTTGTTCATCCATATTATATGGCAGTAAAACTTTTTTTTCATCATTACAATCTACCATAACAGGTAAGTATTTGTAGCATGTTTCTTCTAATTTGAATGTTGCGTCATTAATTTCATTGATATAAGGAGCTCTATATATTGTACAGTCATCTACACATACTCTCTTAAACAAAAAAGCAACTCCAAATCCAATTATACAACTAGTTATAATTTGACCCTTTTCCGTATATAAAAGTTTATCAAAAATATATTTCATTTACTGATCTATATCTAAAAAACAATGATATTATTTATATAAAAAAAGTGAAATATTATACTATTGGTTGATCAATCGCTTCTTTGTTACATTCTACCTGTTTTGATTTAAACTTATAACATTCGCCGGAAAGACTTTTATATGTATATTTGCCAGAATTATATGGTGTTGGATATTTAATAATAAGTCTTGGTTTAGGAGAGTTAATATATACATAAAAAATCCCTGCTATGAAGGACAGAATAAGCGGTATGATATGTATCTTTATTTGTTTATTTTGCATATTCTATTTAATACATTTTTTATTTAATTTAAAAAATTGTATTACTTAATTGTCAACATCTTCAAGTTCATCTACTTCATCTACTTCGTCATCGTATTCAACCTCATTTACTACGTCACTATCACTCGCCGAATCCTGATTATTTTTATGATTTTCAAACATAGTTGTCGATAAATTTACATTGTCAAAAGGCATATATGTGAATATGTCCGGAATATTAATTGATTGAAATTGCATTTTTGCCAATTTTTTGATATTCTCATAGTTTCGCTTTTCATCATATAGTTTACCTCTTTCTTCTATATAACGGTCATAATTATCATTTTGAACAACGCGTTTTGATTCGTACGTTTCATAATATTCCATCTGTTTACTTCTCGTATATTCTTTTAAATTGTTTTGTTGCTCATCATATTTTGCAAGTATAAGTTTTAATTTTTCCACACTATATTGATTATCATTTTCAATATGATTAAAAAATAGTTCTGATATTTCACGTATTGATATCAAAGAATCGGTTGTTGTCATTTAATGAATTTGTTATCTAATAATAATCCAATAATAAAAATAATATTATTTTGATGATTTTGTCTTTTCGAAAATTCCTTTATAATAATCATCTAAATTGCTTTCTTCATTTATCTTTTCATTATATACAGTACTGGGCACATATTTTATGATTGTTTTTGGTTTTTGAGTACTGGAAAAGTTACTATAGTAACCTTGAATTATTAATACAGTTCCTATAAATAATAGAAATATTGCAATACTTTTCATCTTTTAATATTACAAAAGTGAAAAAAAAACAACAAATTAACTCATACTAATAGAATTTTCTTCCTCTTTTCTTTCTGTCCAAGGATCTACTTTTTCAAGTTCAGAAGCTAGTTCTGTTACCTCCGTATCATCGGTTCTTTTGGAAATATTAATTGCTTCTTGTTTTCTTTTTTCAAAAACTTCATCTTTATGTTCCATATTTTCCTTATATTTTTTCATGAGTGTGTTAAGTTGTGTTTCAGAATATTCTTGTTCTTGAATATCATTTGGATTAGGAGACCATGGACACCAGCAACCAACTTGTCCGATATAGATATAAAATTTATCGTCCATCTTCTTTAAGAATTCTGATCGAATTTTGGCTTCTTCTAGGGTATCAAAAACTCCTCTAATTTTAATACCCCGTGTAGTTGTTTGAAAGTTATTTTCTCTGTGAAAATCCGATTCAATACTTGCAGAATTTACTGATTTAAAAAAGTTAAATTGATCATTCATTTCTTTTGCATCGGATAAGTATAAATGATTATTTTTGATATTGGTAATAATATCTTTTGAATCTGGGTATTTGTTTTGTATCCCGTCAAACAATGTGTTCATGTCTTTTCCAAATTGTTCAATGAATTTAGAAAAATAGTACGCTTCTTTGTTGCACAAAACATCTTCAGGGCTTATGAATGATACTAAGTAATAATTTTGTCCTCTAATTGGCTTATCTTCGTCTAAATAATCTACTTCTTTTGTGCTTACTAACTCTTTTTTTTCTTCCACAGACATTCAATCTATCAAATATATTTTGATATCTATTTTAAATCTTATATACTTTAAGTGAAAAGTTTGAATAAAAAAAATTTCTTATTCATTATTAGTATATAGATATGGATTATTCTCTTGATGTATGGGAAGCCTTAATACGTTTAATCAAATACATGTTTGAAGGATTAGCAGTTGCAACTGTTGCTTATGTCCTTCCTAAAAAATCAAAATTATCCTTTGATGAAATCTTCATGATCGGTTTAACGGCCGCGTGTGTATTTTCTATACTTGATTTACTCGCTCCTGCCGTTTCAGCCAGTGCCAGACAAGGTGTAGGCATGGGTGCTGGTTTCAGAATGATTGGATTTGGTTCTCCAATGATGTGATAAATTATTTTTAATACAATGTATATTTATATAATATGTTTATTATTATAATGACGGCGACGGTATGAATTCATAATTGAGTTCCTCGCAGATTTTTTTCCATATTTGATCTTGAACATACAATTTTTCTCTGCTTTTCAATAATGGAAAATATTTCAAATATTCATTTAATCCCAATATTTGAAAGAATTTATACAAAACATAGCTGTATGAAAGAAAATTCTTTCTATCTTTAGGACAATGTTTAAGAAATGGTCCTTGAATGTCTCGAAACATCTTATATAATTTTTCTTCCAATTCCGGAGAAAATTGTGGTGTATTCACTCCATTTATTCGATTAATTATATAATTAATATGTTCGTAATATTTATTTATCCGGAGACGTTTCAGGATTTCTCGCATTTTGTTGTATGAAATATTTTTGGTATCTGTTATTTTTTCTTTTTTGATTTCATTCAAAATCTTTTCAAAAATTTCGTTGGCAATATCGGTGCTTTCTTTTCCTTGTACTTGATTACACCATTCTCTAAAATGATTTATTCTTTTATAACTGAAATGAGAAGTATCTTTTGTATTTTGTTTTAATAAAGGTCTGTTTTGCTCTATTAATAGTAGTTCCTGATACCCACATTCTTCACATATAATAATAGCATCGTGTTGAATACAAACCATTGGTTTTTTACAACATTTGCATAATTCACTGTCTTCTGAGTTATTTTTCCGGATATGATTTTTATTAGTAATTATTAAATATTCATCTACAAGATCTGTTTTTTCGGTAGATATGTCATTTATCACTTGACTATTATTCGAAGTATTTGTTTGCTTTTGCACAGTAGGACTATTGATTATATTCAGTGCTTCCAAAATAGATTTTCCTCCTTTGTTTGAATTTATCGTTGGAATTTGAATTTTTGTAGAAATACATTGATTGGAATTTTTAGATTGATTCTCTAATAAATTATAATAATCAAATAGTATATCACTAGTCTGTTTGTAATATTCTGTCTCATTATAATCATTTTCAATATTATGAATCTTGTTTTTTAAATCAATGATTTCTTCTGTTAATTTTATATTTGAATGCCATAATGTATCATATTCAGCTATATCATATTCATCTTTGTTTGATAATTCTTTAATATTATTCCGTATAATATCATGAGTTATGTTTAATTTCTCTAATGACAATTTCATATTACTTACTTCTTTAGATTTAGCAGTAAATGTTTTTATCATCTTGTTATGCATCACGTCTAACGTGGAAACATCTTTAACACTTGTAGTTGTCCCTATTCTTTTTTTTGAAGATTTTTCTTTGAACATAAAATTTTAGCATATATCAAATATAATATTTACTTTCTTAAGTAATAATTTATTAAAAAAATTTTCTTACATTATAGTATAAAAGAATTAAAATATGGGAGGTGGTCTTCTTCAACTCGTTGCTTATGGTGCTCAAGATGTTTATTTAACCGGTAATCCTCAAATTACCTTCTTCAAAGTCGTATACAGACGTCATACTAACTTTGCTTTAGAATCAATCCAACAAACTTTCAGTGGCAATCCTCAATTAGGAAATACTGTCAGTGCTACTATCTCTAGAAACGGTGATCTTATAAACCGTGTCTATTTACAAGTGTCTTGCCCCACTTTAGATGGTTCTGCTAAATATTGCCCATACTTCGGTCTTAAAATGATCAAAAATGTAAATGTTGAAATTGGTGGACAACAAATTGATAAACATTACTCCGATTGGATGTATATTTGGAACGAACTTTCTCTCCCTGAAGGAAAGAAATATGGATATGATCAAATGGTTGGCAAAGATGCAACCAACGCCGCTAGAACATTATATGTCCCTCTTGAATTCTGGTTCTGTCGCAATGTTGGCCTCGCCCTTCCTCTTATTGCTCTCCAATATCACGAAGTTAAAATCAAAATAGAATTTGATAAAGAATCTATTTATTCTACTACCAATACATCTTCTGATGTTGACTCTGCTGTTACTAAATTCAACAGTGGTTCTTCTGTAAACCTATGGGTTGATTATGTTTTCCTTGATACCGATGAACGCAGACGCTTTGCCCAACTTTCTCACGAATACCTCATTGAACAACTTCAATTCACCGGAACTGAAACTGTATCATCTGGAACTGGAAACAAATTCAGACTTAATTTCAACCACCCCTGCAAAGAACTTGTTTGGGTTGTTGCCAAAGATTCTGTTTCTACTTGGAACGATTATACCAATAACAATGAGAATCCAGTTAAAACTGCTAAACTTCAACTCAATGGCAATGACCGTTTTGCTGAACGTGATGGCAAATATTTTGACATGGTTCAACCTTATCAACACCACACCAATATCCCTACCGTTCGTGGTATCAACGTCTACTCATTTGCTCTCAAACCCGAAGAACACCAACCTTCTGGCACTCTCAATATGTCTCGCATAGATACTGCTGTTCTCTCTATGGATTCTGCTGCTGCCGGTACTGGTCACATATATGCTGTAAATTACAATGTTCTCCGCATAATGTCTGGTATGGGTGGTCTCGCATACAGCAATTAAGTATTTTATAAAAATATTTTACATCTTTTTTTTTCTCGTATTATAGTATAAAGTATATAGTATTATGGGAGGAGGTCTTCTTCAACTCGTTGCATATGGTGCCCAAGATGTTTATTTAACTGGTAATCCTCAAATTACCTTTTTCAAAGCTGTTTACCGCCGTCATACCAACTTTGCTATTGAAGCTATCCAGCAAACCTTCAACGGTACCCCTGGTTTTGGTCAACGCGTAACTACCACAATTGCACGCAATGGAGATCTTATTAATCGCGTGTATCTTTCTGTAGACGTAACCCCAGGTGGTGATGATTTATGCAAATTTTTTGGTCTTCGCCTTTTAAATTATGTTGAAGTTGAAATTGGTGGCCAAAAGATTGACAAACACTATTCTCACTGGATGTACATATGGAATGAACTTTCTCTTCCCAAGTCCAAACAAGATGGATATTACAAAATGGTTGGTGCTGAAGGTGGCAGTGCCTTATCTAAATTATATGTTCCTCTCGAATTCTGGTTCTGTCGCAATGTTGGTCTAGCTCTTCCTCTTATTGCTCTTCAATATCATGAAGTTAAGATCAATATTAACTTTGAATCAAAGGCTAATTGTGGTGCTTCTTCTGCTTCAATGAATGCATCTCTTTGGGTTGATTATATTTTCCTCGATACTGATGAACGCAGACGCTTTGCTCAACTATCACACGAATACCTCATTGAACAACTTCAATTCACTGGAGCTGAAGCTGTAAATGGCAAAAATATAAAATCAAAACTTAGTTTCAACCATCCCTGCAAAGAACTTGTATGGTTTACCACAAAAACTGGTGCTGATTGGATGAATTATACTACACACACACCAACTGGTGCTTCTGCAAGTGAACAACTTAACGAACTCAAACCCGACACTCGTGGTGCTACTAAAAATCCCATTGCTTCTGCTAAACTTCAACTCAATGGCAATGATCGTTTCTCTGAAAGAGGTGGTGTATATTTTAATATGGTTCAACCATTCCAACATCATGAAAATGTTCCTTCAAACGCAGGCATCAATGTTTATTCATTTGCTCTTAAGCCTGAAGAACACCAACCATCAGGAACCCTTAACATGTCTCGCATAGATAGTGCTATCCTTCATGTAACAATGAACGATAGTATTACAAATACCAGTGATTACTCTCTTAATGTCTACGCCGTCAACTACAATGTTCTTCGCATCATGTCTGGTATGGGTGGTATTGCTTACAGCAATTAAAGGTAATAATTCAATGATGTGATGAGTTTTACCTCTTTTTTTTTCTTATAATATAGTATAAAGATATTACAATATGGGAGGTGGTCTTCTTCAACTCGTTGCTTATGGTGCACAAGACGTTTATTTAACAGGTAATCCCCAAATTACCTTCTTCAAAGTTGTCTACAGACGTCATACTAACTTTGCCATGGAATCAATCCAACAAACTTTTAACGGTACTAATAACTTTGGTTCTTCTGTTAGCGTTCTTATAACACGCAATGGTGATCTTATCAATCGTGTTTATTTCAATGCTAAATTGTTAAATAATCAAAATGTATCTCCAAAACCCGAAGCAGCCGACGCACTAACAGATGGTCTAGCTCTTGTTCCTTATTTCGGCCAACGATTATTAAAAACGATTGAATTAGAAATTGGCGGTCAAAAGATTGACAAACATTACTCTGAATGGCTTTACATATGGAATGAACTTTCTATGTCAGCTGGTAAAAAAGAAGGATATCGTGCAATGGTTGGTGGAGACATGAAAAATAGATCAGTATATCTTGGACCCCAAGAATCTTATGAGGTATATGTTCCTCTTGAATTCTGGTTCTGCCGCAATGTCGGTCTAGCCCTTCCTCTAATTGCCCTTCAATATCACGAAGTTAAAATAAATATTACTTATGCAAATGCTAGTGATATGGTCGATAAATCAGCGACTGTAGTTAGCAATAGAGTTGCTGATGGCTTGGTTATGAACACTGGAACTGGTTCATATATTCCCGAAGGTGGAACAGAAGATGACAGAGTTGATCCCGTTGATGCATCAGTTTCATCAGCTGATAATGCTACATTAACAGGAAAAGATTCTAATCTTAAATTAAGTGACGTTTCTTTATGGGTTGATTATATATTCCTTGACACTGATGAACGTAGAAGATTTGCTCAACTCTCCCACGAGTACCTTATCGAACAACTTCAATTCACCGGAACTGAAAATGTTTCATCTTCTACAAGCATGAAGAGCCTTCGTATGACTTTCAATCACCCTTGCAAAGAACTTGTATGGGTTGTCCACAATGATGAATCTAAATGTTTCTGGAATAACTTTTCATCAAAAGATAATACTGCAGGAAATATTGATTCTGCTGTCAATCCTGTTAAACTTGCTAAACTTCAACTTAATGGCAACGACCGTTTTGCGGAACGCGATGGCACATACTTCTCAGTTGTTCAACCTTATCAACATCACGAATGCACCCCTGACCAATATCGCAGTGGAATCAATGTATATTCATTTGCCCTCAAACCCGAAGAACACCAACCTTCCGGAACCCTTAACATGTCTCGCATAGATACAGCAGTTCTATCCATGTCATCCACAATAAATGGAACCGTGTCTATATTTGCTGTAAATTACAACGTTCTCCGTATAATGTCCGGCATGGGTGGTCTCGCATACAGCAATTAAATTATCATCTTTTTTTTATAAAATGCAAAAAATATTTCCCCTTATATTGCAGATATAAACTGGATTTTTTATAACACCTAAAATGAATCATATTATTATTAAAGATATATATAAGATATCGTTATTAACAAAATTAAATCAATATCCACAACAAGAACTAAATGGTGTCATAAAAGATAATGAAATTTTTGGCGAAATTCAAAAAATATTTTCAAATAACGATTTATATTTTATTAATTATGACAAAGAAAAATGTTATATGTGTAAATATCTGAATACTATATATATCATTTTTCATTCTGAATTAGAATTTCAAAATGAAAAATCAAAACAATGGAAAGATAAAATGTATCTTCATAGAACTATACTTAATACAATACTTTCTGTAAAAGACCAAATAATAAATTATATAACTATTCTTGATTATGATAATAAGATTAAGAAAATATATATATCTGGATTTGGAACAGGTGGTGCATTTGCAACATTATTAGCAGCAATGCTATCAGAAAACTATGTAAATATGTATTTGATATCTTGTTTTACATTTGGTTCTCCTGGCATTGGAAATAAAAAATTTAAAAAACATTTCAATAAATATGTTAATACAAGTTATAGAATAATATTAGATGACGAGTGTGATAAAAAATATTATAAATATAATGTTACAGATAAATTAATATTATGTAGCGATAACATATATATCCATAATAGGTGTAAAAAAAATATAATAAAAAAATTTCAGCAACTAATTGGACTAACACCAAAGTACGATTATGATAACTTAAATAATATGGATAAATATATAAATAACTTGAAAAATATCATAACGTTGTATAAGATAAATAGCAGTAGACATAATAAAGACAAACGAGAAACATATAGATTTGATAAAGCCACCCCTCCAATAAATTATAGCGATAACTCAAATTCTATATCATCTCGCGATTCTTCAAAAAGTCCTGACGCAAAAATAAACGCACCTGATAATAGTCCTTCTTCAATGGGTCTTTCGACAACAACTGAAAAAATATTAAACGAAATAAATGTCAAAATGAACAGTATTCACATTTTGATATTGAATTACTTGAACAATATTGAAAGTGATGATAATAAAAGCTCAAATGATTTATTATTTTCAATACGCGATACTAGAAGATAATAGAAATATACTTCTAACATGCTAAAACTAGTATCAAGATCAAAATCATGAACAATAAATTATTTTTGATAATAGTAAATATCATATGTGATCTATCAAGTTGATAATTAAGATATTCATATTTGTATGGTTGGCATTTTTTCTCTACATTTTTATCAAAATCATTGTTCTCAAAATATCTTATACATCTATATTTTTGTTGTATCAGCATTTTCCTTGAAAAATGTTCAACATCATATTTTCCACGATTAATAATGTATTGTTGGTAGTTAAATACTATAAATATATATAACACTATAATTATCATATTGGTCTTTAAGAACATTATCATTATAACGGATATATATTTCAAATATATGATTTCATCATTTTTTTAAATTTTGATATAAACATATACATTTATAACATTATTATTAAATATGTATTATATATGGTCAATGGTAATAACATTTATTCTATTTTCAGTAATACAATATAATGAATATAACAGAAATAGAAAAAATAGGTTACCACACAATATGTTTTCATTGAAAAATATTAGCACATTTATATTGTTATATATTTTATCCACTATAATAATGTATATGACATTTTCACAACCAAACATAGCTAATATTGCAAACACTGTATCGCAGCGTGGTGGAGATAATATATCAAAGTCATATATTTCAGCAGATCCTCATATGTTAAGAAAAATCACAGATGACGTTGAAATTGGATTCAGTCCAGTATGATTATTGCTAAAGAGTTTGTAAAAAAATCATACTTAAAAAATAGATAGATATACAAAAATATAACATTACTATCTTTATATATAATGAAATTAGAATTAGAAAAATTTGATCCTAGAAAAATTGCATCTGATTCTGTTGTTGTTTTTATTGGAAAACGCAATACTGGTAAATCTTATTGTATGAAAGATATTTTACATTATCATAAAAATATTCCTGTGGGAGTTGTGATAAGTCCTACTGAAACAGCAAATGGTTATTTTGAAAAATTTATTCCAAAAATGCTGATATATGATGAGTGTGAAGAAGTGGTTCTTCAAAAGTTTTTGGATAGACAGAAGAAAATATCAACTGAGAAAAAAAAAGATATAAAACAATACGGTTCATCGCAAATAGATCCTCGATCGTTTCTAATATTAGACGATTGTCTATATGACAAAAGATGGATTAATAATATAAATATTCGGTCTATATTTATGAATGGAAGGCATTATCATATTTTCTTTTTAATTACAATGCAGCATGCTCTTGGATTACCACCTGTTCTTAGAAACAATATAGATTATATATTTATCTTTAGAAATAATATATTAAAAGAAAGACAAAAAATATATGACAATTATGCTGGAATGTTTCCAACATTTGAAGCATTTAATCAAGTAATGAATCAAACTACTGAAAATTATGAATGTTTAGTAATAGATAATAAAATCCAAAGCAATAGATTAGAAGATCAAGTGTTTTGGTATAAAGCAAATCCTGCAGAATTTAAAATGTGTAATCAAGATTTATGGGATTTGCAGAATCTTGACGAACAACGAAGAAATACTCAGCAAGAAGACGAATATGATACAGAGGAACCATATGATAGCGGTGTATTTACAAAGAAAAAAAATCCTAATATTATAAAAGTTAAAAAAACATCAAGTCGAAGGTATTAGGAAATATGAATGCGATATGAATCTTTTTCATAATATTCATCTGTTTTATCACAATCATATTGAAAATTATTAGATTCTATGTCAAATATTTCATATTCTATAAAAGTATCATTCTTTTGATTGTTATCATCAAAAGAATAACAAGTATCTAGTCTATTAAGCGTCGATTTGCGCACATCATTTTCTTTATTTTTCTGTTGAATATACATATTATAAATATTTTTTAATGATTCGAACATTATTTGATATAATATATCAAATTTCTTAAATATTTTTAAGTTTTTTAGAAAAACTTCTTTGTTTTCAAAATATTATTATTGTATATACTAACTATTTTTACATTTTTAGTGTTTTCATCCTTGTTAAAAGTATTATTTATTTTGGTGTCGTCTATATCAACATCATCTCTTTCATCATCATTGGATGAAAATGAATAAGAATCGGTATCACTATCTGTTACAGAATCTGCAAAATCATGTTTTAATACATTTGATTCCTCAACAGTATTGCTTTCTACAATAATATTATCATCATTATCATCATTATCATCATTATCATCATTATCATCATTCACATCATTATCATCATTCACATCATTCACATCATTCACATCATTCACATCGTTATCATCGTTATCATCATTATCATCATTATCATCATTATCATCATTATCATCATTCACATCATTCACATCATTCACATCATTATCATCATTATCATCATTATCATCATTCACATCATTCACATCATTCACATCATTTTCGGTATTATTGATTTCGTCGTCATCTTTACTTTCATTATCTTCTACTGATTCTACACTATCACTTGTTGTATTATCATCTGTTATTTTATCTTTGCGTGTATTATTTGATTTATTCTTGGATTTCTTTTTAATAGAAAGATCAATATATTCATTCAGTTGCAATACAATATCTTTTATATTTACAAATTCTGTTATTGTTTTCGAAATATTTTTTCTAACATTATGTTCGAATATGTTCATATTGTTTTGTATTTCAACAGATCTTAAGTTTTTTTGAACAAATAGGTAGGAATTTTTCCATGAGAAACTCGCAACATTAACTAGAATCTTATGTATAAAATCATATACTGTTGGTATAATTATATTTATATTTTTCAATGATTTTTTATATTCAATAAATTTCAATTTAATACTTGTAAATATTGTTATTTTGATGAGTTTTGATAAATAATCACAATTACTTTTTTGAATTATATTATCTACTTCTATCTTAAGTTTATTATTATTCCACTCTGGTATTTGATTTAATTCACTTTGAAAATACTTTAATCCTTTTGTATAAGTTTCACTATAAATTGAATAAAAAAGTTGAGATATTGGTACAGATAATTTATCTTGTAAAATAAGTATGCAGTCTTGTTTTGTATCTGCCAATGATTGCATTTTGATATATTAACACATATATATTTGATGATAAAATACGCATTATTACACGACTTGAACGATTGGATTAATGTTTATATTGTAATCGTTCGTAGTTAATGACGATAATGTTGTAGCATCTAATCTACCATCGAATGCATTTTGTTGATTAACTTCTCTAGTAATACTACATTCATTAATTTCAGGTGATTGTTGGTATATTACATTTACATTTCCCGCATCACGAGCAGAATAACTGTCTTCTATTAATTTATTAGTTTTAACATTTACATCATCTTTATCTATTGGTATATTCATTCTGCCTGCATTTGGAGTATGTCCTGCTGATATTAGCAGAGATTCTCTTGCTCCATTTGTTAAAGCATTTTCTTCTGCTTCTCTACTTGTTTGTCTATGATCATTTATAGACATAGCAATACCAATATTTTCGTTATCAACAGTGAATTGTTTATGAGAGTTCTTCAAATCAATTTCATTTGAAATATACCCACCAATTATACCATTTAATATACCTCCTATGAAACCTAGTTCGGAACTTCCTTTGATAGTAGTTTCTTTAACAGTCTTTTTAACATTTACATTGTCAGAATCATATACATATGTTTTATAATTCTTCCCTCCTATGTTTCGCATAGTATCAACAATTGGAAGTGTTTCTTTTATTGTTTTTTTAGCAACATCATCGCCTTTTGTGTAAGCATAATTTACTGACGTTTTGATATTTAAATTATCAGCATCGTGAATCAAAGTTTCCTTCACTGTTGTTTTGGCAATATCTTGTGCTGCTGAATATGTACCGTCATGTCCTGTAAGATTGAGTATAGTATCATCTTCTACGACAGTTTCTTTTACAGTTGTTTTCATAACATCACTGGGGTCATGTGTAGTTAGTTTATTTGGAATTTGTGCATTGGGATTTCCAACATTTCTCACAGCATCTACTGTATATTCCTTTAATGAATATTTCAAAGCATCTAATATTGGACTAATCATTGATTTTACAATACTTGTTGCATTTGTAACAGATGTTTTTGTTTCTGTTTCTTGACGCTCATTATCATATATCACAATATTATTTTTACCATAATCATCTTTAATAGACATACCTTTTCTATCTTGCATAACGGGTGTCCCAGAATATTCATGATGTGTATCAGGGCGATATGTTTTTTTAATGGCAATTTCAGATCTCGATGCGTCTTTTAAATAAGCTCCTGTTGTTCT